CGTAACGGCAAATCCCGCAGCCGCAATAACATTCAGCTCGGCAAATACGGCCGCTACCGGACGAACGTCTGGGAGTACCCGGCAGTGCGCGGTCTCTCCCAACAGCAAACTGAGGAAGGGAACCTCCTTGCCCTGCACCCCACAGTGAAGCCAGTGGCGCTTGTAGCCGACGCCATACTGGATTGCTCGGCCCCAGGGAATCTGGTTCTCGACTCGTTCTTGGGATCAGGCTCCACCTTGATGGCAGCGCAGCGCACTGGGCGGATCTGTCTTGGAATCGAGATTGATCCGGTCTACGTGGATGTTGCAATCCGTCGCTGGCAGAACTACACCGGCGAAGCCGCAGTTTACGCGCAAACAGGCAAGCGATTCAACGAGGTCGCGGCTCAGAAGGAGGAGCAATATGCGCGGGCGTGACACCACGTATGAGGTTGGCTTCGCCAAGCCGCCGAAGAGTGGCCAATTCGAGAAGGGCAAATCCGGAAACCCAAAGGGCCGACCAAAGGGGTCCAAAAATCTCGCCACCGTCGTGTTGCGGGAAAGCAGGCAACCTGTTCGGGTGAACGGACCCCGCGGATCACGTTCGGTGACCAAGTTGGAGGCTGCAGTGATGCAACTGGGAAACAAGGCAGCGCAAGGGGATATTCGCTCTCAGCGCGAGTTCATCGCGCTTGTCCGAACTTCAGAAGAGGCAAGCAACTCTGGAGTGTCACCACTCAATCCGCACGAGATCGACCAGCAGGTCATGCAAAGCATTCTGCGGCGCATGAAAAGTATCAGCGCCGACACCGCATCCACCAGCCAAGAAACAGAGAGAAAGGAATCGTAATGAGTACTTCAGTCGAACTTTCTTTAGACGAATATCAAATCATCCTATGGAACGACCTGGCGAGCTTCATCGAACGCTCCTTCTACGAGCTCAACCCGCAAACCACCTTCATGGCCAGCCCATACATTGAGCTGCTCGCCTCAACTCTGGAAAAATGCCGGACCGGCAAAACGAAGCGCCTGATCATCAACCTGCCTCCACGCACCTTGAAATCACACGCAGCCAGCGTAGCCTTCCCGGCTTGGCTGCTCGGGCATGATGCCTCAAAGCAAATCATCTGTGTAAGCTACGGACAGGATCTGGCCGACAAGCATGCGCGAGATTGCCGAACCCTGATGAACAGCCCGTTCTATCGCGGTCTCTTCCCCAGAACGGCTCTTTCTCCAGACAAGCAATCGGTGAATGAATTCATCACGGAAGTCGGGGGTTTTCGCATGTCAACGTCGGTCGGCGGAGTGGTCACCGGCCGCGGCGCGGATGTGATTATCATCGACGACATTCTAAAACCGGATGATGCCCTCTCAGAGGTACGACGCAAGGCAGCGAACGAGTGGTACTTCAACACATTGTTGAGCCGGCTGAACAGCAAGGAAAACGGCGTGATCATCATTGTGATGCAGCGGCTGCACCAGGGGGACCTCGTCGGCGAGGTAACGGACCGCGAACACTGGGATATGCTATCGCTCCCTGCCATCGCCGAGCAGGACGAGAGCTATCCCATCGAAGGCCCGTTGGGAAACCATCTCTACGTGCGCAAGGCAGGAGAGGCCTTGCATCCGGAGCGCGACTCTATCGAAATCTTCCGAAAGATCCGTGAGGCTGCTGGCGAGTATACCTTTCAAAGCCAATACCAACAAAGCCCCGCGTCGCGCGAGGGTGGCGTGATCAAGAAGGAATGGATTCGCTCCTTTGAAGGCTTATCGCCGCGGGATATGGAGTACGTGCTGCAAAGCTGGGACACTGCAAACAAGGGCGGCGAGTTCAACGACTATAGCGTCTGCACAACCTGGGGAACGCGCGAGGGGAACTTCTATCTGCTTGACGTCTTCAGAAAGCGGTTGAACTTCCCGGATCTGAAACGTGCAGCCCTTGACCTTTTCCGCAAATATGACCCGATCAAGCTTCTGATTGAGGACAGGGGCTCCGGGTCATCGCTGTTTCAGGAACTCAGGTCCGAATACATCTGGTGCCTGGAGGCATACAACCCTCAACAAGGCAGCGATAAACTGATGCGCCTGGCTAAGCAGTCGGTCAAATTTGAGAATGGCAGAGTATACCTGCCGAAACAGGCGCCGTGGCTCGATGAATACATACAGGAGATTACGGGCTTTCCCGGCACCAAGCATGACGATCAAGTGGATTCAACCTCGCAGGCATTGGATATCTTGGAGAAATATGCATTTCTACCCGACAAACACCCGTTTCACTGGCCAACTTGGGGGTACGAAACCTGCTAGATGTGGCGCTGCTTCTGCAGGTGCTGCCCTGGTTTGAGTGAAGCTGGATGATTGCTAGTCACCTGCCCAGTTGCCAGAATTGATCTCTCACGTTGGCCATAATTGCTTGACTTTTTGCTCCCGGCGAGCGGCTAACCGATCGGTCGCTCAACGGGGGCATGCCGTGTGTATAGAGGCTAAACAAGACTTGACTTCCAGCCCCAACAGAGCGGAAATGTGGACACCGGAGAGGAGGTTCGCAGGTGTCCGAGAGGCTCGAAGTCGAGATTGCAGCACTACCAAAGATGAATCTTGCCCAGTTGCAGGCAAAGTGGCGGCGGGCTCTGAAACAAGCCCCACCACCCCATATTCGTAAGCCGCTCCTGGTGCCGTTGCTCGCCTACAAGCTGCAGGAGCAGGCCTATGGCGGCCTGAAGCCGGATGTTAAGCGCCGGCTTCGGGAACTCGCCGCAGGCTTCCATCGGGACCCCAGGAAGATGGGCGCGCAATGCACAGATCCGCTGCGAATCAAGTCAGGAACGAGGCTGATTCGACAGTGGGAGGGGCGAACGCACCACGTCACCGTAGGAGAGGCCGGTTTCGAATACAACGGAGAACGCTATAAGAGCCTCTCCGCGATCGCCCGGCTGATCACCGGCACCCGCTGGTCAGGACCCCTGTTCTTCGGTCTCAAGGGGCATCGCTCATGAGCACCCTGCAAAAGCGCTCCATCCGCTGTGCGATCTATACGCGCAAATCTTCAGAGGAAGGGCTTGAGCAATCCTTCAACTCGCTCGATGCCCAACGCGAAGCCTGCCAGGCTTACATTCTTAGCCAGCGTCAGGAGGGCTGGCGTGCCATCGACGCCCAGTACGATGACGGAGGCTATTCCGGCGGCACTATGGAGAGGCCCGGCCTCAAGCGCCTTTTGGTCGACATCGAAGCCAAGAAGATCGACACGGTTGTTGTCTATAAGGTGGATCGGCTGACACGCAGTTTGGCTGACTTCGCCAAGATCATTGAGGTGTTCGATGCGCGAGGCGTGAGCTTCGTCTCCGTCACCCAGCAGTTCAATACCACCTCATCGATGGGCCGGCTTACCCTCAATGTCTTGCTTTCCTTTGCTCAGTTTGAGCGGGAGGTAACTGGAGAGAGGATCCGGGACAAGATTCTGGCATCGAAGCGAAAGGGCATGTGGATGGGTGGTCCCGTACCTCTGGGCTATGATATCAATGACCGCCACCTGATCATCAACGAAAGAGAAGCCGAGCAGGTTCGTGAGATCTTTCGGCTTTATCTTGAATTCGGCTGCGTGAAAAAGCTGAAAGCATACCTCGATCAGTGCGGGGTGAAGAGCAAGATCCGGGTGAGCAACTCAGGCAATAGCTCAGGGGGTGCATCGTTCTCCCGGGGCGCTCTTTATTTGATTCTGCGGAACCGAACCTATCTAGGCGAGACTCCTCACAAGGGGCAATCGTATCCCGGGGAGCACGCGCCGATTGTCGATCGTGAGGTATGGGAGAGAGTGCGAATACTGATGGCCGAAAATGTTCGTGTCCGCCGCCACGGTACAAACGCCAAAGCCCCGAGTCTTCTGCGTGGGCTGCTCTACGACGAAGACGGAAACCGTTTCACTCCATCCCATGCATGCAAACGTGGCAAGCGATACCGGTATTACGTATCGCAAAGAGTTATTAAGGACGCGTCCTCGGCCTCAAATCAGCCCGGCAGAATCCCGGCACGAGAGCTGGAAAATCTGGTCCTGGCCAAGTTGAAAAGCTTCTTCTCATCCGCAGACCAGGTCGTCAGTGCGTTGGCCCTTCCCGAGGATGATCTTGGCGTAACGCAAAAGTTGATTGAGTCTGCTACATGGTACGCAAAGCGCCTTGGTGAGAATTCGCCTTCGGTTCTAATTGAATTACTCGAAACAATCGTGGCCCGTATAGTGGTCCATCAAGGATCCGTCGAGATTCAGACCGACAGGGCCAAATTGCGCGCACAGCTTCTCGGGCCCGACCACACGGATCCTCAGACGCAGGACACAATGAACGACCTCAATCAGCAGCCAATTGCCCTGATGATCGAGACCAAGCTGAAGCGATGCGGCGGGGAAATGCGGCTCGTCATTCCGTCGCTGTCAGCGGATCAGGCTCCTGACAATGCCATGCCAGCATTGATCAAGGCCATCAGCCGCGCTCACGAATGGGTACAGTTGATCGTGGCTGGAGAATACAAAGATCAACGGGCGATCGCTGCAGCTACCGGTCTCAATGAGCGCTACGTAAGCCGTATCATACAGAGCGCGTTCCTGGCGCCTCAGATAGTGGAGGCAATCGTCAAAGGACGGCAGGCACCAGAGATGACGCTGGCGGCATTACTCGACAAAGTCCCTCTCAGCTGGGCAGAACAGAACGCGAAGATGGCTACCTTCGTCACGCAATAGACAGTCCCGTTCTACGACCGGTCACCTCTGGAGCACTAGGCTTTAGTAAATTTGCTGGTACCAATCCGAAAGAAATGTTCTGAGTCGATACGATGACCGCCATATCACACCGGGCCCGACCACTAAGACTTCCGAACAGCGCATGATGATCTGGTGACCGCGTGTTACGTTGCAGTTACAAAGAAACCGGCGAGGTTCAGTGTGCGAGATGTGTGCTCGCAAGATCGCTTCATGGCACCGGCAGTTTCAATTCAACCGCCCCACTCATGCTTCGAACAGGCGCGCACGATTCAAATCCAGGCAAGAGAAATACCGCCTAAGCGATTGCCTGGCAATCGCTTAGGCCCATTCCGCTGAATCTAACCGAGCAGCGGTGAGACCTGATGTATGCTTTGGCTATGCCGATTTTCCGGGCGAAACTCCCGGAAAACTGGTACAACCATGTGCTTATTTCAAGACGGATTGCTCATGTGCATGCCGGCTTCCAGCTTATTTTTCGCTCATTTGAGATCT